ATTCTTTAGCCGTTGTAAGGCTACAAATGCAATTAAGACAGCTTGACTTCTATGCTGGTTTAATTGATGGGTTCTATGATGAAACTATGCGCAATGCTGTTATAGAATTTCAAAAAAATTATCAATTGGTGCCAGATGGAATTGCAGGACCTAAAACGTTAACAGTTGCTAATACTGTTTGCGCCGATGGATTCCATACTTTGTTTTTACATTGTTCTGCAGGTCCTGAGTTCCGCAATGCTAAAGCTGAACAAATTATAGCGATGCATACGCTACCTGTTTCTAAAGGCGGTCGCGGTTGGTCAAAGCCTGGTTATGCCGATGTGATTGAAACAAGCGGCAAACTTGTAAACATTTGGAAATACAATGAAGATAATCTTATAAACGAATGGGAACAAACATGGGGCGTATTAGGTACAACGCTACTAAATAGAAACGCCCGCCACGTTTGTTATATTGGTGGCATGACTGCCGACATGCGAATGCCTAAAGATACGCGCACACCCGGTCAATTACTTACAATGTATAACTATGTTCACGACATTGTAAAGCATAACCCTAAAATTATAATTGCAGGGCACAACCAAGTGCAGAACAAAGCATGTCCAAGTTTTGACGTTCCTAAGTATTTGGAATCAATTAAAATCCCTGCGTATAACATCGCTAATTGGTCTTCTAAACTAAAGATATGACACAAACAGAAAAACACCGATTGAAGCGAATTTTGGAATACAAAAAGGGCTATTTAGATGCTTTGTTATGGATTCAAAATTCTGAACCTTATGATGAAGTTATAGAATTAAGAATTGACATATATACAGATAAAATTAAAGAACTTGAAAACAAACTCAAAGGACATGACTAATGAAGAAAAAAAAGCGGCACTAATCGCAAAAGTTGGTGAGCAAAAAGTAAATGAATTAACGCAAAACATTTGGTTATTGTTAGGGTCGCTAAAGACTGCAAAATATGCAATAGCGCAGTTCGAACCTAATAAGCTAAAGTTTGAAATGAAAAAGCGTTTTTTAGATTTGCACACGGCTATAAACCTATTTATAAATACCTTTGAAAAGGCTGCTAATCCCGATGAACGCGAACTATTAAATACAACATCTTATGAGAACGTTGGCGCGGTTGCTGAATTGATAGCGATGGCAATAACATTACCTGAATCGCAAATAGAATGGTATTTAGATGAGTGTAAAAAATTAACTTATGTAGCGTTTAACAAATCACAAAATGAACTGCGTAGCGAAAGCGGTCAATAAAATGTTTCCTAATCAGGATACGAGCGAATTTCATAATAGAACGTTGGGCGTTGGCATGGGTGATATACAGCGCATGATACCTACTGATTTATCTGTTTGGGCTGTTTATTGCAACCATTACAAATGCGTAAATTTTGACCTAATAAGGCAGCTACCAAAAACAAATGATTATATCCCGTTATTTTTGTTTCATTCGCAAATGAATGACCGCTTTAGACTACATTGTGAGTTTGCGCTATGGGATAGAAACACGGTTGTAGTCAATGATATAGAACACGATGCCGATTATTATTTTAAGCATAACAAAGTAGTTCAGGTTGCAGCCTTAATAAAATTTGAAACACATCAAATACTAATAGCGAAAAAATGACAGATTTACCGACATTTGAGGAAACATTCGAACGCCAATTATTTGAAGCTGGCGAAAACAAAATGTTTTATAACAACGGCTACATAATTATAAATGAACTTTGGCTTAGAAACTTTCATAAGTTAGCACAAACAGAAAAACCGCTGCATATCACTACGCAACGGTCTGAGAACACATGAAAACAAAAGAGCAAAACAGTAAATTATTCGCCTGCAGGTTTATCACTTGCAGGTTTTTTTAGCATATCTTTAGGGTTAGGTATAAATCCTTTAAAGTAACCGATAATGTCAACGCCCGTAGTTTGTGAAACGTTCTCAAAGATAGATTTTAATTCTATGCCACAAACAAATAAAGCAACGTAATAAGATAACGTAAATTCTAAGTCAAGCATCCATGTAAAAACTTGACTACTTATAATCGCCAAACAATAATCATTCATTTTTGAAATGGTTCTTCTAAAGCCCCTCGATTGTATTTTTTCGCCCAATGCTTTAGCTTTTCGAACGCCTGTTAAAAAGTCAATCAATAGCATGAAGCTAAGACAGATAATTAGCGGTTTTAAAATACAAAGCTGCATTTTAATTTCTGGCAGCACCTTCATAAAAAAATTTAGGGAATCGGATGCTAATCGCAAAGAATCAGAGGTAATAGTTAGGGAATCCATTAACTGAGTTTAATATATCGTGAAACAATAACAGCCGCTGGCGTACCTATAAAGATAAACCACCAGGGCAGCGGTACGAAAATGACAAAGAACGTAAATGTAAATAGTGCAACCCAAGTACCAAAGCAAATAGGACAAGCGCCCGCCATAGACCAAGGGTTATTTTTCATATTGTTTTCAGTATCGTTATAAACATGTTCAACTTGTTGTAGATAGTCTTTGTAAATCACATCGGATTCTTCAGCGGTTTTATTTTCAAGTTGACCGTTTAAATATACATCGCGTTTTATTTTCCAAGCGTTGTATTTAGCCCACACGCGGTTTTTTTCTTTTGTTTCGAAGTCTAAGTAACGTTTAGAAATAAAAGCGCCATAAGCGGAAAATATACGCCCTGTATAGTATTCGCCCTGAATCGGTGAACCTATGCAGTAATGTAAAAACACTATTGCACAGGCTGCGATGGGAATAAGTATTAGTAGTGATAGCATCTTACATTGGAGGGAAAGGAGGTGAAGGTTTCGGTACATAGTCGATAAGCGGCAAATCTTTGACCCATTGAAACTCAGGATTTACGCAAAAGTCCATTTCTTCAACTGAAATAATGTACTGGTCGAAATAATCCTGAATCGGGTTAAAATAACTGTCTTCGTCGTAAAGCTGCCCGACTAAGCTATCTTTTTGTGTTTCTGTTAAAAGTCCTACTTGTGTCATGTTATGCTGTTGTTTAAGTGCTAAATTTGGCGAGCGAGGGTTGTGTTATATGCTTGAACGGCTGTGTAAAAGTTTGCTGCTTCTGTATCTGTAAGACCGTCACCGATAGATGAAAAAGCGCATTCTTTTGTTGAATAAAATTGAATAGAACCAGCATTATAAGCTCCTAAAATAAGACTTTTAGTAGATAAACCTGAGCTTGCCGTTGTTCCTGTTGCTACCTTTGTACTATTTCTCCAACCATTTATTACATTTGAAGCTGTACGATTTGCGACATAAAATGCTCTACTATCTGCATCAGTATAAGTAATATAAGTTCCTCCTGAATTTACTCTATAATAAGATATTCCAGATGTTCTAATTTCTAATAAAGAGCCTGCATCTCCTGGGTTATTGCCTGAAGCTGTACCAATTTCGACTTCTACGTTAATACTATTAGTTCGACTATAATATGAAATATGAGTACTATTTTGGCTTAATGTACCGCTACTTATTAAAAAAGTATCTGCAATTCCATTTGTTCCGTTTGGCTTTGCGCCTGTTGATGCGTGAGTCCAACCACCTGCAAACACCAACCTAAACGCTGCATTTGTATCTTGTGGGTCTTTCAAGTTCCATTTATGTAATGCAGCAGTACCCCCGATAAACGGGTAAATAGCTTTCATTTTTGTCCAAATTCCGAAACCTTTTAACGCCACAACTAAATTATTGATGGCTGTTAAATTTGTCGCACCTGTTAAGCCACTTGCCGTGAAGAATGCCTGTGCGTCGGGGTCATAAGCAACCCCAAAAGCGTATGGATTTATTATCATCTTGTTCCGATTAGTGTGATTTTAAGACCTGTTGCAGTACCGTTCCCGATTTGGTCGATGTCGATAGTTATTTCAGCATCATCCGTAAGTGCCGAAGTTGTAATAGTTGCAGCCGTTGCAGCCGTTGTACTTGTTTTTTCTGTATTATCAATTGTCAGTTTAGTACCTAAAACAGATGAACCGCTTTGATTTATGTCAACGGTAAAAATTGAACCTGAAGCCTGAGCAGTTGTAAGCGAAGCACGAACAGCCGTTAAGGTCATTGCATGTGGCATTCTAAAAGTAACCTTTGCCGTTCCTGTTGTTAGTGCTGTAGTTTCATCACTTGCGGCTAACTGTATTTCTACAGCTTGTCTTGTATCATTTTGAACGTGCAATAAGATGTGTCCATCAGTTGCGCTTTTCTTAGCTACATAGCCAATAACTACAATGTAATTTGGTGTGGCAGGCTTAACATTTGTTATTGCGCCTGGTGTTGCTGTACTTAAATATAAAATATCACCTTCAGTAAAGGCATTTGTATTTAAGCCGTGAATAATGCCGTTTATGCCTACAAAACCATTAGAAGCATCTGCAATATCTTCGGCTACAATACCAAATGCAGTTTCACTATTTGCAACACTATTTGCTTGTGCCAAATTTATACCTATAAAACCACCTGCAACACCAACAACTTTAACAACGCTGCCCTTAGCAATTAAAGAACCGCTGTTATTTCTTGCCTTAACAAAAAGTTGATGTCCTAATTTATTTTTTAAACCGCCTTGCATACCAAGGTCTACAGTACCATCGGTACTATTCCATGCCATTTGACCAGCACCAACCGTTGAAGTTGTAGCCGTGTCAAAGTCTAACAAGTTTAAATCAGTAATATCTAAACTACCTGCAGAATCGCCAGCCGTTAAAACTTGTGTTAGTGTAGGTGTTGGACCGCCGCCGCTAACTACAAAAAAAAAATCAGTACTTAACAATTGTGCTAAGTCCGCGCATGTACCTGAAAACGCAATTGGTGCCGCTGGTACTACTTCAGTATTTGCAACGTTTGTAGGGTCGATATATTCAACGCTGCCATTATCTTGAACAACTTTAACGCTGCCGTTTACGTTGCATTCAATTTCAACTATATCGGGGCTAAGGCTGTTAATAAAATCGCCCGAAGTTGAATCATAAATAGCTACATTGCCATTCGCAAGTTTTACAATATCTATCATTGGTTTATTATTATTTTAGTGCTAAATTCAATACAATCATATTCAATGCTATTTACTTCAAGTGTAACAATTTCGCCGTTAGGGTCAATTATTTGTCCTGAGTAGGTGTAACTTTCATTAAGGTTTGTAAGTGTAAATATAACCGTTTCGCCATCTTCAACATCAACACTATAATAAATATTTACAGAACCAAAAGTCAATTCTAAAACCCAAACGCCTGCAGTTAGTGCATCTACAACAATACCCGTATTATAAACAGCATTACAAGCATTAAGACAGCCCAAATTTAAGGTTTTTTCACAACAATTACAACAAGGCATATATTTAAAGTTTAATTTTTTCTAAAAAAGGGGGTATTGATTCCAACCCCCTAACTAATTGCCTAAGGTAGCGAAACTTGGCGGCATAGTGAATCTTTATAAAATTGTTATACTATTACTTATTGCGCTGGTTGAACCTGCTATATTAGTAGCTGTTACTACGCATGTTATTTTTTTTCCTAAATCTTCTAATACTGTTAAATACTGACTATTTGTTTGACCTATAATGTCAATTCCGTTTCTTCGCCATTGGTAAGTGTAAGTAATAGGCAAATCTCCAGTCCAAGTTCCATTATCAATAACATCTATTTTAGCATTAACGATGGCAGCACCATTTATAACAGGTGCTATTGTGTTAACTGGTCGTAATCCTATTATAGGTTCAGGCTGCGGATTATTTATAACTTCACATATCGCAAACGGCTTACATTTCTCTGTTAAACTAAAATCATATCGTAATTCAAAATCTAAACTAACTATTTGCATTAGGCTTAACAGCGTTTTCGGGTCTTTGCCTGTTTCAGCAGCGTAAACGGTCCACGGTAGTACTTCATTACTAACAGGAAACAAACGCGGGTTAACTATTGCATATTGCCATTGTACGCCTTTAAAGTTAGCACCGTACAGCGCAAATTTAACGCTATCCAATAGCATACGCGGGTCAGCGCAAACATGCCAAAAAACTAATTTAAATGGAACACGCACATCCAATTCGATACCACAACTTCCCCGCTTAGTATTCGCGGCTTTTCTTGTTTCCGAAACAATACCATTAGTACGGATATAATAGCCCGTTCGCGCGGTGTCTGTGATGCCAACATAGTTTCGTGTGCCGTTTTGCGTAACATTCAAAGTAACAACCTGACCTGCAGTATCTTTTACAGCTATGCCATTGCCGTTAACGTTTACATTTACGGCTGCCATTGCAGTATCAATCTGTTTGATTAGTTCGGTTATTATATCTTGCGTTACGTACATTATAGTAAATCTATTTCTTCTAAAATTGCTAATAGTTCATTTCGTGCAGCGTTTTCTCCTAATTCGCGTTCTGCTGTTGATACCGTTGAAATATCTTTTGCAAAACGTTCGGGCGATTCTTGAAATTCCATTATTGCTGCAAGTTCATCATTTGTATAAGTAATGGCGCTATTTAATCCGCTTTCAGTTACTTTGATACTTTGAAATAGTGAACCGCTAAAATTTAAATCCACCGTGCCCGATTGCCTATCAGTTAATTCTCTTAGTTCTTTATAACCTTGTTTTAAATACTTTGTCTTATGCGGATTGCCATTTTTAAAAACCGTTTGCCCATTTTTACCTTGGGGCTTTATGCCGCCTGCCGAAACAGTTGTAAGCGAAAGCGGGTTTATATAAAACGGGTTCACGCTATAAGTTCCTATTTG